CTATCAAACTTACCAAAGTAGACTTTGGCGTAACTTATGGTGTCCGCACAGTTGAAGAACAAGAGAAACTTGTTGCAGCTGGTAGATCACAAACTATGAAAAGCAAACATCTTCTTCAAGATGATGGATTTTCACACGCAGTAGATGTTGTAGCTTATGATGGATCAGATGTTGTGTGGGAACTCAATGTGTATGATGACATTTGCGATGCTTTCAAGGAAGCAGCCAAAGAAGTTGGAATCTCAATCAAGTGGGGTGCTGCTTGGTCAGAGGGCGATATCAGATCATATGAAGGAACAGCAGAAGATGCTATGAATGCATACATTGATCTTAGACGTTCGCAAGGTCGTAGACCATTTATTGACGGGCCCCATTTTGAAGTAATGTAAAATGAATGAACTAGATTATGATAAGTTACTTGAAAAAGTTTTATCAACTCCTTTCATAAAATTAGATGTTAATATTAATATTGATAATCTTTTAAATGAATATAAATCTGTAGAAGAGAAATATTCTTTTGAAAATTATAATACAAAATATTGGCCTGTTAGAAAAAAGTATGCTAGAAGTTGGTCAGGAATTTGTCTTGTAAGTTCAGATGGTGGACTTTACACTGATATGCATGAGGGCCCTACATCAGCTGCAAAAGAAACAGAATTAAAAAATGTATGTCCACATTTTTATCAAACAATAAAAGATTTAGGTGGAGAAGGTTGTCGCTCAAGAATTATGAGAATTTCTCCACATGAATCTTTAGTGTGGCATAGTCATATACAAGAACATGGTCAACCAAAATGGTTATTAACAATTCAAGTTCCAATTATAGTTCCAGAAAAATTTGAATATTGTGTAGTTGACAAAGATGAATTTAAGTGGTACAAAAGATTTTACAGACCAAATTGGTTTAGGGGTGTAAGCAGAAAAAGATTAGAGGCAGGTGATGCATATGTTTTTAATTCCTACCATTATCATAATGTATATAACTATAGTAACGAATATAGAGTTACCTTAATGTTATATTTAGATTTAAGACAACCAAAAATTTTTGAATTAGTTAAACGGAGTATGGAAAAAAATAATGAAAACATTTAATCATGAGCCTGTGAATTTACCAGACATAAAGGCAAGAAACCAAAATGGTAGTAGAGTTTATGAAACACCAGATGGAAGCTTTTATCCATCAATCACAACTGTACTTTCTGTAAGAAATAAAAAGGGCTTATTTGAATGGAGAAAACGAGTTGGTGATGATGTTGCGAACTACGTTGCAAGAACATCTGCAGCCAGAGGAACTGCAGTTCATCATATGTGTGAAGACTATTTAAATAATGAGGACATGAAAGAACATGAGAAAAAGTTTTTACCATACTGTTTATTTGGTCAACTAGAAAAAAAAGTCTTACATAGAATAAATAACATTCGTGCACAAGAATGTGGCTTGTATTCTGATAAATATAAAGTTGCAGGTAGAGTAGATTGTGTTGCTGAGTTTGATGGTAAACTTTCTATCATAGATTTTAAAACATCTTCAAAAGAACGTAATGATGAGTGGAATGAAAATTACTATATTCAAGCTTCTGCCTATGCTGAAATGTTTGAAGAAAGAACTGGTATTGAAATCAATCAGATTTGTATATTAGTTGTAACGTCTGATGGTGTTGTTCAAGAGTTTGTAAAAGACAAAAAAGAATACGTTCCTTTAATTGAACAAACCGTCTTAGAGTGGGAAATGAAAAATGAAAAAGTTAAAAACAATAACGATGATTTCACTGGTGCTCCTATTTAGTTGTCATCCAGTAAATGCACAAACTTTTATTTCTAAAAAACCTGTTATATGTGGGTTGCTTGAAGATATAATAAGTAAATCTAAAGATTATGGAGAAGCACCATTTATTAAAGGTAATGGAACTTCCATGAGAGATGATGGAACTTTTTTTCCATCGCAGTACGTCATAGCATACAATCAAGAAACAAATGGTTGGACTCTCATAGAAATTTTAAATCCAGAAATGGCCTGTGTATTATCCACAGGAAAAGGTTTAGAAATATTTAATCTTAAACAAAAAGGAATGGCGCTATAAATGCCCTTGACATTGATTCTATTTTATGTTATAAATAGTATATAGTTTGTTGATACAATTCGACAATTGGACAGGACATGGGGGCAGTACCCATCGCCTCCACCATGAACACTAGAGAGCAGCTGCAATTGCTTTCCTTTGCAGAGGACTATAAAGTAGTCTAGTGTTCTTGATGGGGGCGAACTAGGATCGACTGACAAGGATAGAGGCGAGTAGAACTATCGGATGACTGCGTTATTGGTCAAAACTACTAAATGCAAACGATAACTTTGCACCATCTGGTTACGCACTAGCTGCATAACACAGGGGGTTGGGCACTTACCTAGCAACAGAAAAGTGTCACCAGTTTTAGAGTTTGGCGACGGCCAATCCGCATTGTGACTGAATAATCTCTGGGAGAAGGGGATAAGGTATACTGTCGAGTTTAGCGGCTCATCCTTAGCGGGAAAGACGGTGGTTTAAGTCGAGGGAGCATTGGTATTCTTCCAGTGGCGAGATGTAGGTAAACCTAGTCCTACCAATGCACTATAAAGGTGAAGTGGTACAACCTTGCAATTACGCAGAAGGTATCACGAAGGGTCACTACTTAATAGGTGCGCGTGGAGCCACGGTTAGCTCCACATTTTGTAAATGAAAGAATTGAATGGTACAAATAAATCCTAAATTTTATCCTATTTTTCCAATTCCATTTGGTTATGTAAATTTTGGTGAAGAATTTCGTAAGCTTAACTCAAATTTAATTAGAGATATTGAAAAAGAAAAATCGGTTAATGATGGTAAAAAAAGAACTTTTGCAAAAAACAGTTCTGGTTGGCAATCTCATGCTATCTTAGAACGTAAGTATTCAAGCTTTAAAGAACTAGCCAAACTTATATTAATGACAGCAAAACCTATTATTCACGCTAGTGGGGTTTCAGAGGGAGAAGATTTGGTTATACAAAGTCTTTGGGCAAATATGTGTTTTGCTGCAGGGGGATTTAGTAATCCACACATACATGGAAGTGGCAGAACTATTTGGAGTGGAGTTTATTACCCAAAAGGAATAGTTGAAAAGGATAATTTAAATGAATTTGATATAAATGAATATTCTGGATATGGAGTTCCAGCTGTGCCTGGTGCACTAGTATGTAAAGATGGAAACATTGCTAAAAGAATGGTAAAGTTTGAAATGAGTAATAAAAAATATTTTACTGGAAACTTTTATATTATACCAAGAGAATCATTACTTGTATTATTTCCTGCATGGGTAGAACATTATGTCACACCTACAGTAGATAATTCAAAAAGATATAGCATTTCGTTTGCAATTAATTTAAAATAAAAATGAGGTATTAAAATGCAAGAACCAACAGTTGTAGTAGAAGCTCTAGTACAAACACCAAAAAAATTCTCACTAGAAATAGAAAATATTGCTAAAGAGAAACGTATTTCTCACATGGATGCAGTATTAGATTATTGTCAAAAAAATGAAATAGAACCAGATACAGTAGGTCGACTCATAACTAAAGGTCTTAAAGAAAAGATTGAGGCAAATGCAAGAGAGCTAAATTATTTAGAAAAACAAGCACAATTGCCAATTTAGTTCTTGACATTGAATTAAAAATAGTGTAGTATAGAATTTATAAACTAGAAAAAGGAGTAGTTTCTAATGTCTGAAGGTAATAATGCATTTGATGCTTTAGAAGGCATTCAATTAAAAAATCGTATTAAAAAACTTGAATACGATTGTGCAGAACTAACTAAGCAAAATGAGGAGCTTAGAGAACGATGCAAACTACTTGCATCACGCCAACCAGAGTGGCCTAAGGGTTATCGTCCTGTACGAAAAAATAACCAAAATAATCAGAAGAGGTTTAATGAACGTAGAACTCATTGATTGTATGGGCAGTGATTTATCAGTAGTAAATGCTGCCCGAGTTTCTTTTGCAAAAAAATCTGAACTAGAGTGGGTGGAAAAAGAAAATTCATCCACTGTATACGAACAGACTTTAAAAGATAAAGACAAAAAATTAATTAATTATCTTGCCAAACACGATCATTGGAGTCCATTTGGTCATGCATCTTTACAGTTTCATATAAAGGCACCAATTTTTGTTGCTAGACAATTAGTAAAACATCAAGTTGGTTTAGTATGGAATGAGGTTAGTCGCAGATATGTTGATGACGAACCAGAATTTTATGTTCCTAAAAAATGGAGATTAAAGGCTGAAGATAAAAAACAAGGATCATCTGATGAAACTATAAAATACGAACTAGGTTCTACGATTGAGTTTTTAAAACAGACATATAATAATATGTTAAAGGTTAACATTGCTCCAGAATTAGCTAGAATGATTTTACCACAGAATTTATATACTGAGTGGTATTGGAGTGGTACGTTGATAGCATTTGCCCGTGTATGTAACTTACGATGTAAATCAGATACACAGTTAGAAACACAACAAATTGCAAATATGATTGACTCATTATCCAAAGAAAATTTTCCTGTATCTTGGAAGGCACTAAGATCAGAATGACAGTACATTTAGTTTTTGGAAATGGTGAATCAAGACCAAAAGAATTACCAAGTGGTAATTATGTCTCATGGGGATGTAATGCAATCTATCGCGATTTAGTTGTTGACAATTTGGTTGTAATAGATTATCCTATGCAACAAGAGGTATATAAATCAGACTATCCAATGAAACATAAATGTTGGTTTGCTGATTGGGAAGTATTACCACCAGAATTTGATACAGATACGATATTAGACCATTGGAAAGATTGGGTGTATTTCTCACCAAAACAAGATAGAACCTCTTGTGTAGTACAAGGAAAAACATGGGAGACTGTCGAAAATAATTTAAAAGAAATGTTACAACATAATCCAAATGTAGATGTGGATGACTTTAAAAGAAAAGCTGGAAAAGATGTTGGATTGTATGTAACTTGGGTAGAAGAACAAGGAAACGATAAAGTAAATAATATTGATTATCCCAAAGGATGGTCAGCTGGAAACACTGCACTATATCTTGCTTGTAAAGAGGGTGCAAAAGAAATATATATGTTAGGGTTTGATGGAAGTGACTACAATAAACCTATAAATAATGTATATAAGGGTAGTGATAATTATCTACCCGCAAACAGTCGTGGCTTTAATACGATAAATTGGGATAACCAGTTTAAGATGGTACAAAGGGATTTTCCTGATGTAAAATTTTATAAGGTTGGAACAGATTTTGAAACTTTCAAGGCCACATTAACATACGAAGAACTAAAACAAAAACATACGTTAACATAAGGAGACAATAAATGTCATTAGATACGTTAAAAAGAACTAACTCGCTTGATAAACTTCTTGGTGCAGTTCAACAAGAGAATGCACCTCAAGAGAAAAAATCATACAAAGACGAAAGATTGTGGAAACCAGAGCTTGATAAGTCTGGTAATGGTTATGCCGTAATTCGTTTTCTTCCTGCAGTGGAAGGTGAAGATATGCCTTGGGCAAAAGTTTTCAATCATGCATTCCAAGGGCCAACTGGTCAGTGGTATATTGAAAACTCTTTGACTACAATTGGTAAAGCTGATCCTGTGTCAGAACTAAACTCTACTTATTGGAACACTGGTCTTGAATCAGACAAAGAAATTGCTCGTAAACAAAAAAGAAAACTACAATATTTTTCTAATATCTATGTAGTAAGTGACTCGAAGAACCCACAAAATGAGGGTAAAGTTTTCTTATTTCGATACGGTAAAAAAATCTTTGATAAACTGATGGCAGCAATGCAACCAGAATTTGAAGATGAAACACCTGTTAACCCATTTGATTTTTGGGAAGGTGCTAACTTTAAATTGAAAATTCGTAAAGTTGATGGTTATTGGAACTATGACAAATCAGAGTTTGAAGCACCATCTGCAATGTTTGATAATGATGGACAGATTGAAGATGTTTGGAAAAAAGCATATGCTCTAAGTGAGTTTAGTGCTCCAACTAACTTTAAGTCTTATGAAGAACTAAAAGCTCGTCTTGATGTTGTTCTTTCTGGAACTACTACAGTTGGTAATGTCATGGAAAGTATTACTAAAGACCCAGAGCCTACAGCTGCTCCAGTGGTTGATACTAAACCAGTAGAGCCAATTATTGTTGATGAGGGGGAAGAAGATGATACAATGTCTTACTTCCAGAAGTTAGCAAACGAGTAATTCCGTAACGGTATTTTTATACCATTTTAAAATACTACTAAATAGTTAGTAGAAGAGGGAGGGCAGAAAGTCAATTTTCTGTTCTCCTTTTTGTGTCATATTATTGTTTATGTCAAAAGATTGAATGAACATAAATAATATTGAGGAGATGACTATGGCTAAACTAAGTGATAATACCGAAGTAGCACTACCATTAAGAAATATCCTTTCAATGATTGCTGGTGCTTCTGTTGCCACATGGGCTTACTTTGGTATTGTTGAGCGACTAAATCAAATAGAAACTCAACAACATATGCAACAAAATGATGTTACTATGAATACAGAATTTCGTATTAAATGGCCGAGAGGAGAGATGGGCTCTCTTCCAGCAGATAGCGAACAGTTCATGTTGATTGAACATATTGCGGGCGAACTTGAAAAACTAACTACAGAAATTGAAACTGGTCAAGCACCGTTTGACCAACAACAAAAATTGACTATGGAATTTTACGAGAAAAGAATTAACCAGTTGGAAG